ATGGCGGGAGTGACGGTTCCGACAGAGAATGTCCCGGATACCCCAGAGACCCCGATGACAGGACTCAGGATAAACGATGGAGATCCAAGATTGAACTCCCCGAAAACTCCAGAGACCTTGGCTGTGAATGATAATTGTGTCTGGACAGTGCCTAGTTCAAAGGTGGCAGATACTCCGGTGACGGGGACATCCGGGGATACCTGAATCTGGGAGGATCCGAGAGAAAGTGTAAGAGTAAAGCCGGTTACATTGATGATTGTCTGGGGAAAAGCATTTACGGTGCCAAGGTCAAAGTTACCCTGAACGCCAGTGACTGTGACAACAGAGTCAATCGGGACAAGTGTTGAGTATGGTACCTGAGAGAAGGGGGCGTTTGAGAAAGCCATACCGGTTATCCTAAATTAAAGCTGAGGCTTCTTATCACGTTCGTTTTTCTTTAGTGTTCGGAATTCTATTAATTTTGCGGACAGTTGATCTTCAGTAACAATTCCTGAAGAAAGTAGACTATCAATTAAGTCTTCTACAGAACGGGTCATAAAAGCATCGGTAGCAAGCATTGCTTCTTGCCATTCTTTCATCGGAATTTTTTTAGCATCTAATGCTTCTATTGCATCAGCCGCAGCTTCTTCTTCAGGCGTGAAAGGAACAATATGTCCTTGGCCCGTCATAGTATATCGAGTCATTAGACGATCCCCCAGACTCGGAATGATCCATTAGGCATGTTACCGGGCGTTGTTTGGAATAAGATGCCGTCGACTACTGTGTCATCTAAATTTCGCAATGCGCCCGTGCCATTTGCATGTGCCCTGTTTCCTGATCCAATCACATTAGCTGCTAAGCTCCAATGGACATAAGGGCCATCGATGTTAGTCCCATCAGACAATGCGTTATAAAAAGAAGCCTTTAGATGGAACATCTCATTGTACTGAGCGCTGCCTTTGTAGATTTGATTGGAGACGTTGGGGATATCAATAGAAGCGCCGCCGTTATTAAAAGTGGGGCTAAAACTTTGGCCCGTGCTGGCATAATGGTAGTTAGGTGTGGTCGTAATAAAAGAGCCACCTAGTTGACGCATCCTGCACATGATGCGGCTAGAGGTCGAAATCAACCCTGATAGCTCGATATCAAAATATGAGTATGTGTCCCAATCCAGCCCATCGGAAGCAAGGAAAGTCACTGTCGAGGGGGTCCCGGTAGACCACTGGTTATCAACTAGTAATACTCTTCCCGGAGGCGCAAGGGCTGTACCGTTTTGAATAAAACTGGTTGCATAGACATTGGTTGCTGAAACAGTCGTAGCTGAGATAGACGGGGTATGAATGTTTGACGTGGCTGTAACCGTGGCACCTGTGATGGCCGTGGCAGAAAGCTCAGGGGTATGAATCCGGGTTGTTGCAGAAACCGTGGATGCAAGGATGCTTGTGGCAGAGATAGCCGGAGTATGAATGTTTGACGTGGCCGTGACTGTGGATGCCTGAAGATCCGTCACAGAAATCGTGGGGGTGTGGATATTGGATGTGGCTGTGACTGTGGCACCGGTAAAAGCGGTAGCAGAGACAGTGCCGGAGATTCCAAGGTTTCCAGAAGCGTCAAGATATACAGATTTTCCTGCGGGATATCCACAGAAGACAACCTTGGTTCCGGCGGCAAGATCGACGGCGGATCCTGCATTGGAAGATGCCAGAATGGTATCACGGGACAGGGTTGTTCCGGCTGCCGTGTATGTGCCAAGGCCAACTTCCCAGTCACCTGTGACATCATCAGTGATGACATAGTAAGTCGTGTTGCCATCTCCGATCTGAGAAAAAGTGTCAAAGCCAGTGTAGGAACCGCTCAGGGTGAGAGTCCCTGTTCCTGTTGTGGTTGTCTGCTGCTTTACTCTGTCTTTAACGACGAGAGCCATACCGAGGCCCTCCCTATTATGTCAGACGAATAATGGCTGTCGTGGCCGCTGCGGCTGGGAACTGAACGGTGAAAGTACCGTTTTCCACAGTCTTGTCTCCACCAAAATCAAGGACTGCCACGGCAGTGTTTGATCTTGAAGAGTTATAGATAAGGGCACCACGGGTATTAAAGGTGGCTGATGTCCATGAGCTATCGCTGAAATCTACAATGGCTACAGAGCCATCCGTAGTTACAGTGACGCCAGTCAGGATGTTTCCACCGGCTGTATACCCGACACCGGAGACTTCTCCTGAAGTGCTATAGACCGTGGTACCGTTGCTTAGAGAAGCTACGCTGGTGAATAGGGCAATCTTGAATGTATCTGCATCAAAGTCCTGTTCACCGAGGAGGACTTCCTTCTTGAATGAGATGCACATTCCCTGTGAAATAGCCATTGTTAATTTAACTCCTGATCTTTACAGTACCACTTTGAATCGTCCCAGTGATATTAGTTAAATATACCACCTCGTTAAGATTTGAGACAAACGTGGTCATTGAAGGATTCCATTCTGTTGGATTGGCAGTGACCGAAACTTCTGGCCTGGCATCCCATAGAATTCTGCGGGGTCCAATACGGGGAGCCTTGTTTTGTGGATGGTTCTTTAGGTCATAGGCCCCATCAGTCTCGGAAATGTGGACAACCATTCCGGTGCTTTCCTTGACTCTTTCATCATAGGGAAACCGAAAACCGGAGCGGTCACTGATGAACCAAGGTGATTTTTTATACATCAGACAACCCGAAGATAGGGGACAGCTCTGAATGAGGCACGCTCTCGGTCTTCTTCCATGGCATTCATCAGGGCTTCTTCATAGATCTGCTTCAGGAACTGAACCCTGTCACCGGGGACACCGGGACGCTTGATTGACATATGATACGCCAGACCATAGATAAGGCATGGAAGAAACCGGAAGGGGACATCAGCAGTATCCACGGACTTCGTGAAGTCTTCATAACGGCTGACATTCCAGTACCGGAAGATGTCTGTTGAATTATCAGGGACAGGCCAGAGATAGACCGTGATGTTGTCCCGTTTACGGTGGACTGCGTACTGGATTGGACGACCGGAGGCGCTCTTGTTTGGAAGCTCCTCATATTCCTCCATGGAAATACGGGTCATCTCGATATCATTTCCGTTGCGTCTCAGAGTGGCTTCGGTGATGTCAATGATGGATGAATCAAGATCATATGAGGCAAGACCATTGCTGACAGTCTGGGTTCCAAGCCCGGTCTTCCAGAGGAGGATACCCCGGTTTTGCCAATCGGTGAGAATCAGGTTAAGACTGCGGCGGGCAGACTTGGGTTCCTTGCCTAGGTCCGCTTCACCACCGATCATGTCTAAGGCCTCATCAATGATCTCATCAATGTCCATGTTAAATGTAGTAGTTCCTGATGTCGTCATGATTAAGCCTTTCTAAAACGTGCAGTCTTCTTGGCAATCCTTCGGGGCTGTCTTACGTGTTGCTCTGTGCCCCGCCGCTTTGCCTTGGTTGTGGCAGCATACTCTGATGAACTGAGGGCCTTGATGGCTTTCTCCGGGAGGTATCTTTCCCCGGTTGCTTCAGGTCCCTGCGTTGATGGCTTTCCGGATTTTGTCCGCCATTTCTGCTTGGTCCATCTCCTCAAACTTTCCTGCGGCTTTCTTAGGGCCATTATTTGTAACCACCACCGGCTTTCTTGTATTCTCTGGCAAGCATCTGGGCCTTTCTGGCAGACCACTCTCCGGGTTTACCGCCCTTGCCTCCAGCCTTGATGCTCTCAAAGAGTCTCTTGCGCATCGTAGGCTTCGTATAATTACCAGCCTCATTCACACGAGACACTGAGCCACCCTTTTTGTATTTCTTACCAGATACAAGCTGCTTTGAAACCATGCCCCGTGAAATGGCCATTTTAGACGTTCTTAAGGGATTTTGGCATCATAGGGCGCTTGCCCTTAGCCTTCTTATTAGCCATATCTATGATGACATAGTCGCCCATCTCTGGATCAACATAATCAGTACGCTGACCGAGAATCTTTGTGGGACCACCTTCTTTAAAAGCAACATAGCCACCATCACGGTACATGTCATAACGCTCACTCTTTTTACCCTTATAGTTCATCATTAGATAAATCTCCGACCTGTTGTTTCTTCCACGTCTTCTTCCTCGATGTAATTGGTGATAGGACCACCCTTCATCCAAGAATCACACGTATTTTTTTCTGAACAAACAAAATGAAATAGCGTACAGTAACCAACTTTAGTTACATCCTCGACTTCCATTCCTGTTTCAATGCAGTCAAGCATGTTTAAAGTCTGGTTGAAATAACCGCAGTTTCCACAGCGTTTATCCATTACCTGCGCTGGACCGTAACCATGTTCCTGAATTGCTACTTCCTTGTTTGAATCATTCATGACTTCATCATGAGTGGCGACAGGGCAGGTGATTTCTACTTCTTTTTCGTCAAAACACCCACAATACTCATCTTCTTCTCCTCCTTCACCTTCAATGATGACAGTAATTTTTGGCATACTCATTAACATCTCCATCTTCTTCGGGCAGCACAGATTCTCTTTTTAGGTGTCTTGGAACAATCAATTCCATGCATCTTCATCTGACCTGCGGACCTTGAACAAAAACTCTTTCGTCTCTTGGCTCTTTCCGGGCTGGGACTCTTTTCCGTTACAGCAGTCTGGAGTTTTGATCCCGGATTGGCACGACGATATTTTCTGACGCCCTTCTCAGTAAGACCGGCACCCTGAGAAGTTGGAAGCTTCTCGCCTTTCTTGACAGAAAGTTTGGGCATCTTTGCCATTAGCCTACCAGAATTGTTGCATGAGAAGAGGTGGGCATTTCTACGTAGAGACCGCCATCAAATCGGATACCATGGTCGGCAATATAAATGTCGTTCACATCATTGTTTTTTGCACTAAGGGTAAGAACAATATTACCAGTGGCGCTGGCCCCTTCTCTCAGAATAATCTTGGCTGGATCTCCGCCTGCACCATGTCCGACAAAGTTAACACCGTGGAGGCGTCCACCGGCATTGGTCAGAGTTGTGGAGGCGGAAACAAAATAAGCCTTTACATTTGTTGACATGTCTAACAAT